ATGGTGGTACTCATTATCCAGGATGGTGGGAAGAACTGGGTAAAGTATTTTCTAAAATACCAAATTCAAAATTAACTTTTGCTATCGATGGACTTCAAGATACACTAAGTCTTTATAGAGTTGGTGTAGATTATAAAACTGTAATATCAAATGCAAAAGCATTCATTCGTGGTGGAGGAACTGCTGAATGGAGAATGCTTGTATTCAAGCATAATGAGGATCAAATAGAAAAATGTAAATCACTGTCTAAAATCTATGGATTTAAATATTTTTGCCATAGACCAACTGCAGGATTCATTGATAGTAATAATACTCTACAGTATACTTGGGAAGGAAAGCATGTAGTTCTTGAACCAGGATCCAACAGTAAAAATGTAATGAAGTTGGGATCACCATTAACACCAACTGATGTTAGATGTGCTGCTGTTGATGATGGTAAAGGTGGTTTTGTAAACGAAATGATCATTGACAGTAGAGGTGTTGTTCATCCATGTTGTTATTTTTCGCATGAATGTAGAAGAGTATATAAAGAATTCTATGAAACTGGAGATCCAAATTCAAAACCTAAAAAAGATGAATATCACAGAAGAACTAACATGTACTATAATTCAGTCGCTAACTTGATTGAAGATCAGGGTGGAATAAAATCAATATCTTTATATCATTCTACTTGGGACGAAATTATGAATTCTCCTTTTTATAGAGAACGTCTTGAAAGATCTTGGAAAATGCGTGAACATAATGGTGATTTATCAATGTGTGGATATATGTGTTCTAAGGAAAAGGAAGTTCACGAAGGATATCATGAGACTGGAACTGGAGGCGTTATGCATCCATTTATAGATTAAGTTTATGGATGAAAAAATTTCTAACTACGTTTTGAAGATTGATAATTTTCTTAGTAAAGAAATTTGTTTAAATTTAATCGATAATTTAAATACTAAACTATTTTATAGACATCATTACAATAATAATCTTACGGGACAAAATACAGATAATAGTATTAATGAATTAGATATACTTAAAGATAATACTATTTCTAGAGTAATTGATACTAAAATTCCATATGCTCTAAAACGGTATGACATGAAAATTAATGTTAACTATGTGAAATTTAGTGATAGGACAAAAGAATATTGGACTACTCCTCGGTTTAATCGATATAGTGTGGGGCATAGAATGGATCAGCATGTAGACCATATTCATACAATATTTGATGGAAATAGAAAAGGGATACCAATTTTGACCCTGTTAGGATTTTTGAATGATGATTATGATGGGGGAGATTTATATCTTTGCAATCAAAAAATTAATACAAAAACAGGAGATATTTTAATTTTTCCTTCAAATTTTTTATATCCCCATCGTGTTGAACCAGTAATTATGGGTATTAGATATTCTTGGGTATCTTGGGTTTGGTAATAAATATTAGAAATAGTATTTTTTTATGCGTCCACAATCTGCTAAAGCGAAAGGCAGAAGATTGCAACAATGGGTTCGTGATCAACTGATTGAGCATCTTGAAGTGCATCCTGAAGACATTGAAAGTCGTAGTATGGGAGCAGGTGGCGAAGATCTTATCATGGCAAGGGATGCTAGGCAAAAGTTTCCATTTTCAATAGAATGCAAGAACCAAGAGAAACTAAATATTTGGGACGCATACGAACAGGCTTGTTCTAATTGTAAAGACTATGAACCTATAGTTTTTATCAAAAAGAACGGTAAAAAACCTTTAGTTGTATTGGATGCGGAATATTTTATCAAAACCAGGAGTATAAAATGAGTTCAAAATTAATTAATTTTTTCAAATTTTATGATGAGCAAAATCCTAACCACGTTGCTGCGGTTGGATTATTTGCTGAAGCACTTCCAGCAGAGTTGAAAGCGCAAAATGCTGCTTGGGTTTCAAAATATCGTGGTGGTAATGCTGCTGGCGGTGCAGTAGATCTTCATAAGTTCTTCCAGTTTTTCTCTGAGAAGAATGCTAACCATGTTGCTGGACTTGAATTACTTGAGCAAGTAGCACCTAAAGAATTACTAGTTGATGATGGCGCTGGCGCAAATAAAGATGCAGCATGGATTGAAAAGTTTAGAACTAAGCCACCAACTCCAGCAGTTCTAGCAGTACCTTATTTCAATCAGGTTGATAATTACAGAGATGCACATAGAACTTGTAACAGTTCAGCGTGCGCTATGTGCCTTGCTTTCCTCAAGCCAGGAAGTATTACGGGCGATGATGAGTATGTTAAGAAAGTATTTGCGATTGGCGATACTACAGATCATGCGGTACAAACAAAGGTACTTGCAGGTTATGGAGTTAAGTCACACTTTAGTTACAATCTTTCTTTTGCTGATATTGATAAAAGTCTTGCTGCTGGGAAACCTGTCGTTATTGGCATCCTTCATCGCGGTTCTTTATCTGCACCTACTGGTGGGCACATGTGTGTTGTAATTGGCAAGAAAGGCGATGGATATGTGATCAACGATCCTTATGGTTCATGTAATGATGGTTATCAAGGACCAGTAACGAACGGTAAAGGCACTGTCTATAGTAAGGCAATGCTCAAAGCACGTTGGTGTCCAGGTGGTAATGATGGATGGGGTCGTATTTTCGATTGAGAAAAACTTTAACCTAACTCACATCTAAAATGGAAGAAACAAAAAAAGACAAATGTATGGCTACTATTATTCGTGTTGCTATTTTGAGTTGGTCTGCTGCTCTCCTAACAGCTAGCTATGCAGGTATGCTATCTAAGATGGATCCTACCTTTATTGCTACAGTCTTTACAGCATCCGCTGCCACATTTGGTATCAATACTATGAAAAAAAGTGGAGAAGATGAAGAGAAGAAGAAGTAATTACTTCTCGTGAAATTCTTTATACTGCCTTTGTTTATCTTTTTTCTGTTCTTTCTTGAGTGACTTATTGATTTTTTTCAGAGAAGCACTCTTTTCAAAAGCAAAATATACTTGAAGTTCATAAGGGGTAAGATCTTTTTTCAAAAGTTTCTTACCCCTTACTAGTATCTGCTGCACGATAGGTTTCATTTTACCTACCATCCATTCCACCAAGGATTTGCCAACAAGAGCTGCAGCAACAGAAGCAGTAGCAGTGGTGCCAGCAAGTATAACCTGTTCTTTTGGAGGAACTGGAACTTCCCCGACGATTGGTACTTCAATGACGGGCACTCCTAGATTAGTTTTGGGGGCATCATCGGAAATAATCCGATTATCCTGTATATTTTGAACAGGAATTTGTGGTAGTATAGGTTTACTATCTGGTAATACTCTAGTCTTTTCTTCCTGTTGCTGCTGTTGCTCTTTTTGTTTTTCTGCATTTACAGCAGCATCAAACTCTTCCTGTGTTGGTACATTGATTACAGGATATTTGATTGATGGATCTGGCATACGAAAGACAGGTAATGCCAAACCGCGACTAACTGGGGGTGGTGTTTGTTGTATTACTGGTGCATCTATTGTAGGAATTACACTTGGACCTTGAACACCAATATTATCAATTTTGTTTATTGGCACTTGGATACCTCACAACTACATCAGCACAGATCTTATAGTATGGACTGTCTGGATGAAATGTAATACCAGACTTGATTGCTTCACCACATTTCAATAACCTGACTAATTCAAAGTCAAGTCTTGCTTTATCTGCTTCAGCTTGTTGTCTAGCAATCTCAACCTTTGCCCTTGTCTTACAGATTTCTTGTAGTGATCCATCAAGAGGAAAATTAAAACCAAAACTCATACCAGCGTTACCATTATGAGTTTGATATGTTGTGGGATCATTATTACCACTTAGATTTCCTAATACAAATGGAGAAACACTTATTGTTGGTCCTTGACAACTAACTCCTGATCCGTAGGTGTTAACTGCGAACGGACCTTGTAAGACTTGGACAGCTTGGTTAGTAACATTACCTGTAGCGGAAGCACTAGGACCAGCGATATTAGTATTAGAAGGAGCAGATTGAGCGTAAACCGTGCCATAAAAAAGAAATGCTATTGAGTAAAGACTGATATAGAATTTGTTGTAGATTTTTGTTCTGTAGTTCGATCTATCCATGTTTCTTTTGCCACTCCAGGTCCAAGATGAGTTTCACTGAACTGGAATGGAGCACCTTGTGTCATAATAGTATAGGTTGCTCCTTGATGAGGAGTGGCAGGGATATTAATATTTGTTCCAGTGACAGTGTATGATGTGCCAGTTGTATATTCAACTTGGCGTATTGTTTCTATAATCTTTGTAGATGTTTCTGTTGTTGCTGTTATTGTTCCTCTAGTAAAATTAGGAACAACTTGTTCTGCTAGGGAAGCATTACAAAACCCTAGCAGGAATATCCCTGCTAGGATTTTTTTCATTTAAATACGCTCAATTCGATAGATCTTTGACCTGTCGCTGTCGTACCAGCACCACCAGCAGTCACAGTAGGGACTGATGTGTTAGACAAAGTACCAGCAAGACTTCCAGCAGCACCAGCAGCAGTAGAGGTAATATTTCCATAAGGTGCAATAGCGCCAGTTGATACAGAGTTAGGTGCGGTGTCTGCATCAATTAACGTTTCAGAAAACGTAAATGCTTGACCAGCAGTATTAATTGAATATGTACCAGCACCACCTACACCACCAAACGTGGATGATTGAATGTTCGTACCTGAAACTGAATATTGACCACCAACTCGGATCGCTTGAGAGGCAGCTGCATCTACCTTGAGTTGGACAGAATCTGTAATTTTAGAAGTAATCTCAGCAGCACTTGTGGGAATAGCGAAGAATAACGAAAAAACCAATAGAAGTTTTTTCATTTTTTCTGACAATAATACTAAAATTATTTAGGATGATGTAAAATAAATAGTAACTCATAGTGCAAAATTCAATGGCACGCGAATGGAATACTCCTTTTAGGGAGCCATGGAATCCTGTCATAAAAAAATGTTTAGATGCAATTGACTTGCATACTACTTTGCATTTAGAAACTCAAGATCAATTTCATGTGGAGCAATCTAGATTATTAAGACAATATGTTAGAAATCTAAAGGATTGGATACACGAAACTGAACCTGAAGGATGGCATAGAAAGTGATCCATATACCAGAAATGATCTTGACAAACCCTTTATGCCTTGGTATATTGGGGTTTGCATTGATTGTAGTGCCCATTATGGGAATTATGTTCATCCATGGAAATCTTGACAAGAAATAAATAATCACTTATAATGTAAAATCGCTTTACAGCGATTGCATCATGAGATTTTGATGTGACACTTAGAGCCCAGGAGATTGCCCTTTGAGAAAAGGGATGTGCGCTTTCTCTATTGGGATGTAGAATTCAATCAATTTTAATGCTTAAAGCCATTTCTAGTATCATCGTCTTTGGTCTTGTCGGATTGACACCCGTAACAGCAAAGGCAGCGAGCGGATGTTCACTCGCATCACATTATGGAATCGGTGACGGATATCATGGCAGGACAACTGCTAGTGGTGAACGATATAATGCTTATGGAAAATCAGTAGCACACAAGTGGCTACCATTTGGAACAAAACTGAAAGTAACAAATGCATCCAATGGTAAATCAGTAATTGTGCGAGTAAACGATAGGGGTCCTTATGTTCATGGAAGAACCCTTGACTTGTCTTATGGAGCTTTCTCTTCCATTGCCCATCCAGGTCAGGGTGTTGTTAGCGTTTGTTATTCCAGAGCGTAAGTGATAAATATGGGTGAGAACTGCAGGTCTCATCCTTACTATGAAATTTAACTTTCACTTCGGTAAAAAGAAACCCACTGTTACCAAACTAATCGTAGTAGGGATAACATTAAGTACAATTATTACCACACTATCACACTGTACAGGGGTCAAGGAAGAAAAGATATGGGATCTTGTTGACGAAGTTCAAAGACAACTTCCAAGCAACATCGTCAGAGACATAATTCTTCTTGACCCCCAAAAAATAGAACGTCGTGTGATACGAGATATAGACAAAGCAATAGCAGATTATGAACGCTTGACAGGTGATGATGGAACTGTTAGAATGCTACCACCACGATACTCAGAGTTGCCAGTTGACGATAGAGTATGCTATACTAGGGAATGTAAATCCCTGGGTGGTGAAATGAGACTAACTGCTCCGTGGTATGTGTCTCAGTAGCTCAGTGGATAGAGCAACTGCCTTCTAAGCAGTCGGTCGTTGGTTCGACCCCAACCTGAGACGTTCCTTTACTAGGGAAAATTATGTCATTACTATCACAATTAGATCGACAGATGGTTATCGAAGCATTAGAATACTATGTGCAAAAATTAAAAGACGATAACTGTACACAAGCGTCAATTACAGCATTTCAAACACTTTTGAACTGGGTCGAGCTTGAATATTTCAAACATGAAAATTAATCTTTGGTATTCTGAACCACAAAAACTGTGGCGTTGGACTTTGACAGATGATCAAAAACCAGTTGTAAAACAAGAATCTGGGCAACAACCAGATCTTAGAGCAGCAATGAATGATGTTGCAAATACAGTAGAATATCTAATTAATGGGGTGTAGCTCAGCGGTAGTAGCGGGATGCTGTTAACATCTAGGTCGCAGGTTCGATCCCTGCCGCCCCAGTTGCTACTTTAGCTCAGCTGGATAGAGCAACGGTTTTGTAAACCGTAGGTCGTCGGTTCAAGTCCGACAAGTAGCTTATAAATAACCACAAAGAAACTTTGGTTATGTTAAAGTATAGTAGAGATCATTTAAAAAAAAGTCAAGAGACTTATAGTAGTCACTTGATTTGGGCTACATATGCTGGTATTAAAATGATTTTGGTTGGATGTTCCAGTATTGTTCATGGAATTGTCCCAGCATTTTTTCAAGGTACTGCAGCAAAAACTGTTATTGATTTTTATCACAAACGTTTGGTAAATCATCCAAACAATGAATATCAAAATTATATTGATCAGTATAAAAAATGATTATTACTAGAGAAGTAATTAATAAAAATATTGTATATCATGATTATAATTCTGGATCTAAAGAATTTGAAGTAAAAACATACCAGGATTTAGTAAATTTAATTAACGCTTATAAAAATATTTTAATAAAAAATGGAGCTAAACTTGGAGAAACCATTTTAGTTGCTCCTACTAGAGGATTTAATAATCTAGCAGCATTTATTGCCGCCGCTGAGCTTGGGTTAGGGTCTACTATTGTAAATTCTTTCTTGCAAAAGTCAGTATATTATTCAGATAGTAAAATAAAAACTTTATTACCAATTAATTATTTTATTGCAGATGAAGAAGATTTAAAAGATCTAACTAAACATCAATTTTATTCTATGATATGTGATAAAGTTTTGGTTGAAAAACCAAATGACTTCACAGATAATAAAGAAATATGGGCTACTGAACAAACAGTCCATCATTTATCTACTAGTAGTGGAACTTCTGGGGCACCAAAAAGAATTGAACACACTCACGAATTTACTTATGCAGTAAGTAAACGTAATACGTCTTACATGGGTAAGAATATTATGATTACTGGAAGACCTACACACGGAAGTAGTTTAGCAACATTCTATGTTCCATCTGTTTTATCTGAAAAGACAGAAAACATTTATTTCTGCACTACAGATGATATTACATCTAAAGAACTTAATAAACCAAATACTATAAGCAATCTTTGCGATAGTTTGCAAATTGTTTATGCTGATCTTTTAGATGAAACTCTTAATAAACTAACTAAAAATCCAAATCTAACAGTTTTTACATTGACTGCTATTCGTCCAGAGTGGTTAAAATTTATTAGATTGGGTAGGATAAAAAATATTATAAGTCTATATGGAACGAGTGAAACATCTGGTCCTATAATGATGCAATATGGAAATGATCCTAAATTTTCACCTGAAAGGTTTGAACTTATGGATGATTTTTATCCAGTTACTTTTGAAAATGGAACTTTAGAAACTATTATTCCAATATATAATCGTCATAATAATACTCAAGATATAGTAGAACCCCATCTAAATGGTGGTTTAAAATTGGTTGGAAGAAAGGATCTTATTAGAATTAATGATCTTGTTATTCCTTGTCGAATTTATGATCGAGAGTTATATACTATGTTTTCAAATGCAACATTAACATATGATACACTACATAGTAAAATTTACTTAACTTTGTGGTATGATGATATTGATTTAGAAAAAAAAGTTAATAAATTTTCTTCATATTTAAGATTACAATCTGGAGCAAGGCACTTTATTGCTGATTATGATCGATTAGAATATACCGAGTTTTTGTCTGGAATTAAATTAGATCATGAAATGATACGTCAATACTATAGACAAAAACATGAAAGTAATACCTGAGGCAATTAGAAAAGAATTAATTGATTTGTGTAATCAAGAAATAGATGCACTTATATCACAACGTGCATGGTCATCTAATCAAACTACCTGGGACGAAGGATTATTTGCTGATGTTCCTGGTGTTTGTTTATCTGCAGATGTATCTTTTCTTTTAGAACAAAAGATAAAAAAAGAATTATTATTGCACTTACCACCACTACATGATAAATTATCAATTAATTATAATGTGTGGTTAAAAAATTCTGGTATTCGTTGGCATACTGATGCCAACTATAAATTTGGTGCTACTTTATATTTGAATGAATGGAACAAAAAGTGGGGAGGATTGTTTTTGTGGGAAGATAAGGAAAAACAATTACATGCCCTTTGCCCCGAACCTGGTATGCTTGTAGTAAATACAGAATCCGAAAGCCATTCTGTAGTACAAGTTTCATCCACAGCACCTTATCCAAGAAGATCATTGCAAATTTGGGGAATAAAATAATGTCTGATATATGTAAAGCTCCTTTTACTGGTTTTGTAATTGGTCCTCGGGGAGAAATAAATTATTGTTGTAATGGAATTAGTGAAGATTATACCATCTGTTCTATAGATGAAGTTGAAAATCTTCAGGAGTTTTTTAGTAAATCTGAAAAATTAAATTATGTAAGAGAACAAATGTTGGCAGGTAATTGTGCTGATATTAATCCTTGTGCTGGGTGTTTTAGTAATAAAAATAAATTTACTTTTAAGAATATTATTAACGAAAAATACCCAAACGAAATAAAATCAACGCATATAAGATTTTTAGAATTCACAACTAGCAATTTATGTAATGCTACTTGTGCAATGTGTGATAGTCGATATAGTTCTTCTTGGGTTAAATATGAAAATGCCCCAAGTCCTGTTGTAAAATTATCTAAAACTGCTATTGAAAAAATAGTAAAAATTTTACCAGGATTAGATTGGATGATGATAAAAGGTGGAGAACCTTTTGTCGATAAAAATAATTTTTATATTTTAAATAAATTATTTGATATCAATAAATCTTGTCAAGTATCTTTTGTGTCAAATATGTCTATATTGGAACAGGAACATATAGATACTCTAAAAAGAAACCCAAGTAAAGTTTATATTAATGCTAG